AGGCGCGCAACGGCTAGTATTGAGCTGTTCTTGTATTATGTAACCAGCGATGGTGAAAACTTCTTGACGAGCGCTGGAGAGGATGTTCTGATTGCAAAGAGACCATTGTTGATCACAAGCCAGGATGATTTCTTTTTAACATCGGATGGCAAGGCGTTTGCGGTCTACCCAGCAGCATTGACATATGATTGGCATAATGCAAGATTAGAATCTGTAAACTATGATCCAGAAAGTGAAAGACCGAACTATCTTACGGCTACAGCAGATTTCAAATGTTTAGTCGAAGAATTATACGCGTAAACTAATAAGGTATAAATGATGGCAAGTTATAAATCAAATAAATTCATTCCACAATGGAACGGTTATAAGGGCCTAGATCGCGAAGATTGGGAGGCTTTAAACAGAGGCGAGACAGTCGAGCTTAAAGAGGTCCCAAAATTGGCCAAAGAGTATTTAGAAAAAACAAATAAAAGTAGCAGTAAAAAGGAGTCTGAATAATGGCTTTAGATGGTGCAGCATATAGTCCAAAAGAGTTTGGCCTAGCTATACAAGCCGAAACAACGATCGGTACAAAAATAACAAGCGGTATGACCCGCGTTAATGTCGATAGCGTAGAGATGCCAGGATTTAATTTAACCCAAGTGATTGAAGCGCGTAGCGGGTCCAGCGGTCGAGTTGCAGATGTAGACGATGCTTTTATCGACAGCAAAGGCACAGTAAAAGAAATTACTTTTTCTGGTGTATTCTCTAGCGATGTTGCAGCCCTACTTCTTCAAAATTGTATTGGTCTTGAAGACTCCTCAAATGTAGTTACGATACCCTATAATTACACTCCGCCAGAATTAGAAACTGGCGATAACTCTTCTATTACAATCGCAGATACGATCACAATCGCAGTATTGAACCCAACTACTGGCAATAACCAGAATATGGTATTTAAAGGCTGCGTTATTTCTTCCCTTACAATTACAGGTGATATGGGCGATGAGTCCGGACGCCTTAAATTTACCGCTACTGCCCGGACCGGATATGCCGCAGATTTTAATCAAGCAGCTCCAACGGTATCCGCATATGGCACTACATTTTATTCTTTAGCAACCCTATCAAGTGGCGATGCTAAAAAAATAGCTGGATGCGACGATCCAGTCGTACAAAGTTTTTCATTGAACATCGAAAACCCATCTGAGTTTGTTGGTCAAAATGATGCAAATGGTAATCCCGACGCTATTGTGCGGGCAATTCCAGAGATCTCAGTTACGCTAGATTCAACGGTCAAATATGACGTTAATACTGGCGGGTTAATGAATTCAATGAATACTGGCGCAAACGCTGGCGCTTTTATGTGTACCCACGATGCTTTAAGCAATGGATCCACTACATTCGGTTTTGAGGCCGGATATGGTAAGATCACTAGCCTCTCTTATAATGAGGCCAATGCGATGATGCTAGATGTGAGTACGAAATTTGTTGCTAGCGGCACAACTGCGCTATTCGCTATTCATTATTAATCAATATGGAATAAATGATAAAAACAGATCACGGCGATTTTGATATTCGCCCTATTAACTTTGCGGACCGTAGAGAACTACACCGCTTAGAGATGAAAGTGTACTGGGATGAAAAGATAGACCAGGATGCTTACTTTAACTTACTAAATTGGGTTATGGAAAAAGCATTTGAAGATCCAGAAGAAAAACTAAAAGATCTTGATGATGGTCAAATTGATGAAGTCCTAAACAAATTTTACTTTCATTATAAGGGTATATCTGAAAAAAAGCCCTCAAAATAAGAATTGCAACCTGGTGTAATTTTTTCGGCTGGGGAAATAGTTTATATCCCGTCCAGTTTGAATCCTACCAGGCCCAAAGTCCAACGCTTTCAAAAATAATCACTTTTGATAAGAAAGAGATCTGGGAAGAGATAGACCGGATCTTACTTGAGGACAAGCGTGGGAAATTTACGCCCGGCCAGAATATCTATTATAACCTATCATTCTTCTGTAATCCTAAAATATTTCACGACCAAGATCTTGAGTTTTATATACTAGAGTATTTTTATATGACAAAATTCAATATTCCCATCGCTCAAAGCCTACCAGAAGCCGATGCGCACACTCTTGACATCTTTCGCATTATTAGTGAGGAGATGAATGCGTGTGAAAAAAGACAAAGGGAATTAAGTAATGGCAAATAAATTTGTAATTGAAGTCAGAGCTAAGGGTTTTGAGAAGTTAAATACTGATCTAAAGCGCGCCGATGGAGCGATGAGAAACTACGGCAATGGCAGTCAAAGAGCTGGCAAGCAGACCAATGAATTTCGTAAGCAGATTGCGTTAGTTAGAAATAATTTACTTTTATATACGTTTGCCTTAACTGGGGCCTCAAGAGTTTTAGGTAAGTTCATTAAACTTGCCTCTGATGGACAAGAAACATTAAATCAATTTAAGGTAGTTTTTGGAGAGCAGTCTGATGCAGCCTTAAACTTTGCAAGAACATTATCAGTCGCATTTGATAAGGCGGAAGATGATGTTATTGCTTTAATGGCCGCCTTACAAGATACCTTTGTGCCTTTAGGGTTTTCTAGGAAAGAGGCCCGAACTTTATCTGAAACATTAACACAATTAGCTTTTGATGTACAGTCATTTAAAAACGCATCTAGCGCTGAGGTTTCCCAGGCATTTACTTCAGCAATCGTCGGTAATCACGAAGCAGTAAGAAAATATGGTATATCAATAACTGAGGCTGAGGTCAAGCTGGCAGCTATGCGTTTAGGTATAAAGAATGCAAGTGGAGGTCTTACTTCTCAGCAAAAAGTAATAGCCAGAACAGCTTTAATTATTAATGGAGCTGGCGATGCAATAGGCGACTATAATAATACCCAGCACGAATTCGCTAACCAGGTCAGAGCCTTACAGGCAAATTTTAAAGACCTTGGTAAAGAAGTTGGAGAATTTTTATTACCGCTTGCTAAGGTTATGGTCCATTTTACAAAAGTCGAGAGAGTTAAGGGTTACGCTTTAGGAATAACAGCCGTCGGTCTTGCTTTTGCTTACACGAAAAGACAGGCCATATTAGCTAGTTTAGCTATTCTTAAAACAAGAACTGCTTTAATTAAAAGCGGATATGGAATTGCAGCTATTGTCCTTGGAGAGCTGGCTTCTAAATTCATATTCGCTAAAGATGGAGCCGATGACTTTGATGGTGAGTTAAAAGATTTAAGTAAATCTATGGAAGAGCTTGAAAAGCTAGCCAAGGGATTAGATGCTGGCGTAGATCCAGATAAAATGTTTGGCGACAAACAATTTGGAGAGCAAATCAAGCGAGCTAATGAGCTAATGGCTCTTGAGGAGCAAATGAATGAAGCCAGAATGAGACACAATGATAATAGGCGTGTAGGATTCTTAGCGGCTGAATCTGAGATTGAGGCTCTTAGAAAAGAGATGGAAGAAGCAGAAGAAACCAGAATAGAATCAGCGCAAACTGGATTTGACGATATGCTTAGAGGTTTAAAAGCTCAACAAGACGCTGCTCTAAAAACAGCGGGAGCATTTAAACAATTCTCTGATAATATAGGGAAAGCAGTTGTCGAGGGTCAAGCATTAGGACCAGCAGTTGTTAATTCATTAAAAGCAATCGCAGCTCAAATGGCAGCCGAAGCTGTATCGTATATGATATTGAATATGATAACCGGCGGCGCGGCTAGTGCATCAAGTATGGGCTTTAGTCTCTTAGGATCTGTTATCGGTCATAAAGGGGGGAGTGTAACCAATAAAGGCGTTCAAACTTTTGCACGCGGTGGCACGGTTCGAGGTAGAGATAATGTTCCAATATTGGCCCAGGCTGGAGAGTTTATAATTAACAGAGACTCTGCACAGTCTATTGGATTAAATAATCTTACGCAAATGAATGAGTCAGGCCAAGCAGCGTCTAATATAAATGTGCATATACACGGTGGTATTGTCCAGGAAGATTATATTACAAACGAGCTTATACCAGCTATAGACAAATCTAAGGCACTTGCTTAATGCTATCGTTTGATTCGAGCTTAAGCACAAGTTTAGACAAGAAATCCACCGAGTCCTTTTGGGTTTTAAAGCTATATTACAATGCTGAGGGTTCTACAGACTTTATTGGGGTATCTGACCAAACAAGAGTAGATGGGTCTGATACGTATCATGGGATAGTAGCAAGCTTTGGAAAATTAGTGCATTCATTAGACTTCTTTAATTTTAAAGCATCTACAATGAATATGTCGGTTAGGCTTGTAAACACACCGAACGCTATAGGTAATGAAAGGTTTTCCGATTTATTTGCTACAAAGAACTTTGCAAATCGCAAGTGGGAGTTATTTCAAAACACAGACTCACTAAGCACGTTCGACACTCCTACTAGAATGATTGGAACTGGTATAATTTCTGGAGATATTTCTTACGACCATAAAACCGTATCTCTCAAGCTACTGGATTTAAGTTCAACAAGAAACAAAAAGATTCCTACGGCTGTAATACAAGATACTGATTCTGGAGCTAGTAATTACTTTCCCAATGCTCCTGAAAAAAATATCGGCAAGCCTATACCTATGGCTTATGGTGATTTTCACGCAAAGACAGATATAGGAACCATTCCTACTACCAACTTTGATCGTTTTAAGAATTTTTATAAAGGCGCATTCCCTGCGATTATTACCGATAAGTTTGATGTAGGTGAGGGGGCGGTAGAAGCACATATAGACTCAAAACAAATGCATACCCTGGATAGTGAAAATGTATACTACTACAAAAATGCTTTGTATGCAACAATAACTGGAACGGTAGATGCAACTTCTAACAATCCAAAAATTGAGTTTTCTGGCGCTCGCTGTAAGGTATACTTACCTTTAAGCACTTCTGGATTTACAACTTCAGGCACAGGAACGCATATTCACGAAGAAAATATAGCTAATCTAGATTTCAGCGATACGAGTGTGACTACGATCGCTTGCAATAGTGGTGATAATGTGACTATTAATTACGCGCTACCAGGAACAACAAAGCTTG